GACGGCAAGAGCACATATGCTCGACAAGGTACGATCATTAACGTTACGCCAATTGAGCCTGGCTGGTCTGGTCATCTCACTATTTGTATTGTCAATCCCTTGGCTTTTCCCGTTCGCATCTATGCCAACGAAGGGATCGTGCAAGTCATGTTCGTTCGTCTCAATGAAGACTCACGAAGTGACTATGGAGATGGCAAGTATCAAAACCAAGGCGCTAACGTAACGTTTGCTGCCGTCTGATCAGTGAGTGCTCTTGAAGATCAATTTCTCGGACTGTGGCAAGCACGGTTTCCCGATCTTCCATTGATTAGGGAATACAGCGACGTCGAGACTTGGGAGATGGATTTTCAAGAGCGCTACGCCAAGAGTAAGCGCTCCAAACGCTATAGAGCCGACTTTGCGCATCTTCCCTCTCGCTCGCTCATTGAAATTCAGGGAGGCACCTTCAGTCGTGGAAGACATGTAACCGGCTCAGGCTACGAGCGCGATGCCCGCAAGTTTAATCTTGCCACCATTGGCGGCTGGAAAGTCTTCCTTCTTACCACCCAAACGGCCAAGGAAACTTTTTGGCTTGAGCAGATTGCTGCTTTTCTGCGAAGCGCGTAACGGCTTCAGCCGCTTCACCAAGCAATTGATCGGCGGCTTCTAGATCGCGCTCTTGAAGCTGCATGGCTTGGCGCAGCTCAAGATTTTCCTTGACCAAAGCAGTAACGGCTTCTTGCATGTTGCTCCAGCCTTCCATCATCGTGCAAGCCACTTCACGCAGCTTCTCAATGTCACTGCATTCACTCAGTGCCTTCTTATTCGCAACGAGAGCGAAGTCCCGCTCCATGCTCCGCTCAAAAGGCCCCATAACGCCAATACAATCTTGACCATTGTATTTTAGGCCGATTGGAATGGAGAAAGTGCTCATTGTCCTTGCATTGTTTCGTTTAGCCTAGCCATGCAGCGATTTGGCAAGCAGTTTGTTTATCGGGTGGATGATGGGAAGAATGCCGTAAAATGCGGAACGGGCTACCGTCCCTACAAGCTCCCTCGCACGCCTCGCAACCATGAATGGCTTCCAGGACAGGACGTGGTGTACGTACAACGTACAGCAGCAGGGTGGATGCCCTCTTCCATTGTTGGCACCATTGAAGGCTTTGATGCAAGCGGACGAGCCAGAAAGGCACGAGTACGCTGGCATTCGACTACGGACATTGCTCCTACAATCAGTTTGCAACGACTTCGGCCCCTCTCGCTGATCACCAGTGCTTACAAAAACAACTGACGACTTGCTTAAAGATTTCTCTAAGCTTGCAGGAGAAATTCTTGCCATTTTTACTGTCATGTGCTTGCGAGCGTGGCTGCTAAGCACTTGCGCGAGCCTGTTAGCTCCAAGCTTTACGCTTGGCTTTTGGCAATGGTTTCTAATTGTCATGACTTTTCGCATTCTCATCGCCACGGACAAAACTTGATGATGAATCACATTGATCCGCTAATGGATGGCATCAGCATGGTGCGTCTCATCGACTGGATGGGAAGCTCCCTTGACATTGTTTGTGATGCTCGGCAAAGCTTTGATCAGGCCAGCAGCGAATGGTCCGAAAAGGACCAGAAGCTGCTGAACTACCTCGTCAAACATCAGCACACCAGCCCATTTCGTGGAGTGGTCACAAAATGGCAAGTGAAAGCTCCACTATTCATTTGTCGGCAATGGTGGAAGCATGTAATTGGTGGCACGTTCGCCAATGACACGCTTGGCTGGAACGAGAAAAGCTTCCGCTACTGCGAAGCAGATGAGGAGGCCTACTACATGCCTCGTGAATTCCGCCAGCAAAGCCCCAGCAACAAGCAGGCCTCTAGTGGGCCTCTAGAGCCCAGCATGAACCAAGTGGCGATGATCGAATACGCCAAGGCTCTAGAGCAAACCAAGCAGGCTTACAAGGCGTTGCTGACGCTTGGAGTGAGCAAAGAGCAGGCACGGGGCATTCTGCCGATGTCCACCTATACGTCCTTCACCTGGACCTGTAGCCTGCAAGCTTTGTTGCATTTCATTTCATTGCGAGACAAGGCTGACAGTCAAGGCGAAATTCAAGCCTATGCTCAAGCGCTTGCCTCTCTTGCCCGTCCATTGTTCAAAGAAGCCTTTGAGGCTTTTGATCTTCACCAATCTTCGTTCTGACTATGCACGACCCAGTGAAAAATCCCCGTCATTATGCCAAGAACGGTGGCATTGAATGCATTGAGGCCATTGAAGCCTCGATGGACAGAGATGACTTTAAGGGCTTCCTAAAGGGGAATGTCATCAAATATGTTTGGCGCTATGAAGACAAGAATGGCTTGGAAGATTTGAAGAAAGCGAGCTGGTATCTTGACCTTCTCATCTTCACCATGGAAAATGAGCCGCAGCAAGAAGCTGTTGAAGCTCTTGAGAACGCTTCTCAGCAATGCGAAGGAGGATTCTGTCCAATGCCGAATCAAGTGCAGCCCGTCCCTGGTATTCGTTACGATCTCCCGGGAAAACAAGTGATGTTTGCTCCAGTTGAGAGCTAAGCAGCACTACAACAAAGCCCCCATAAGGGGGCTTTTTCATGCTCAATTGATTGGTGCAGCGGCAGAACAAGTCCTTTCTTCTCGCACCATGCCTCAAGCTCCTTCTGGTCGGTGTGGGCGCTGATAAAGCTATTGCAATACACCCATGCCATCAGAATCTCTTCGCGCTTTTCAGTCCAGAAAGGCTGCACTCGCCACCATTCCAGCATTGGCAAATCCCCTTTCCGCAAATTGCAGCTCTTACATGCTGGAATCATGTTCCAACGTGAGAAATGCGGACCGCCTTTGCTCTTCGGGACAATGTGATCAATCGTAAGCTTTTCTTTCCATTCTCCACAATACGCGCAAGCGCATTGCCCAAATGGTCCTCTCAAGAAATAGTCCTCAAAAATGCTCTTGCGGAACCTGCGTTTTGCGTCACCAGGGCGAAGTTCAATGAGAGAATAAAGCAGCTCATCAGGACCATTCGCTCTTGGCATGGCACTATTAAATTGTCTTGACCTTAGTTTAACGCTAAATAATAGCTTGCGTTCTTCTATAGAATAGTTGTATTGATCGTTGGCTATGGACAGTTTCAAGGACGGCCTTGCAAATTTCGTAGCCACCATTACGGCTGGCATGTTACTTTCAACTGGCGCCATGCTTATTGCAGTGGGCACTCAACAAGCAAGAGTGGCCGTGCAAATTGAGACCGTCACAGAGAAGCTTTCTACGCTCACAGATAAGATGAGCGAAATGGAAGCAAGAGTACGAAACCTGGAAATTGAGCGCTAGGCTATTTATATCCTTCTGTATTGCTCATCATGACCGGCGTTGAATGGTTCGTGATTGGCGGCATTATTGTTGCTGCTGTTGATCAAGTTATCGAGCGCACTCCTTACAAAGAGAATAACGTTATCCAGCTTCTGCTCACTGGTCTCAAGGCTATCTTCCGCGTAAAGGACTGAAGCCATGTGGCCTTCAAACCGGGCTTTTTGGGACGAATGCTTCCAAATCTCCCGTAAATACGGCGCTCGCTATCCCGAGCTAGTAGCAGCACAATGCTGCTTGGAGAGCGGCTTTGGCAAGCACGTTTCTGGCTCTCATAATTACATCGGCGCAAAAGGCGAAGGCACAACTACTACTACGCAAGAATTTTACGATGGTCAATGGGTGACCATTAAAGCTGGCTTCATTGATTTTCCTAGCCTTGCTGCTTGCATTGAATATTTAATCACTCGTTGGTATAAAGACTATCGTCATTTTAAGGGCATTAATAATGCCCCAAATCGTTATGCAGCGGCACGCATGCTCAAGGAGCAATCATATGCCACTGATCCCGGCTATCCAGCAAAACTGTCTAAGCTCATGAAGGAATATGCTCCCGAGAGCACTGTTGTTACTATGATTGGCCCCAAGAAACGTCCGCAAGATTTTGGCTTCAAGAAAGGCGATTCACATTTAATTGTGAATGATGCGGTTGAGACCATGAAAGCTTTCTCTTTTGAAGGCAAGCTGCTATGGGAAATCCCTTGTCTAGCTCGTGGACAATATAGTGATTTTGAATGGAAAATCACAAATTCAGACTGCCCTCCTGGTCTGTACAAGATCGGCGCCA